AAATAGTATGGCTATTTTTTTCCATTTAATTCCCATTTATGGCAATAGATGGTACATATTGTATACACGATACAATGGAAATACAATCCAATCAATGCAAGATCCTGGTACATACTGTATACACGATACAATGGAAATACAATACAGATAATGGAAATGGAATTGTTCATAATAAACCATAAAAACAGCCAATGTAAATATACAATGACTGTTTTATGGTTTATTATAGTAGTATGCTCAACTCTTAATAACGTTATTTTCATTTACAACAATATCACCTGTAATTGATGGAGTGCCTTTAAATATATTATTAGTAAAAACGATATTTTTACAAAGTATATCTACAGGCTGTAGATTGTCGCCAAAATTATTTTCGCATACAATAATGTCCTCTATGCTGTTGCACTTTATCCCACGGCTTGAACATAACATATAGTTTCCGCTGATTATCATGCTATAATTTTTCCCAGTTCCAGATCCATTTACATATATTCCATTATATGTGTTGAAAAACTGATTATTTGATACATTTATTCTTGCAGAAGAATGTTCTCCAGTTATTGAAATAGCTGCCGAGTATTGACCTGTTTGACCGAAATAATTATTCGAAATTTTAACAGTGTCTATATCATCAGCGATTTTAGAAATTGAAATACCATAATCACTACTTTGGTCTATGATGTTATTACTAACAATTATGCTCAATCCACTGTAAATTGTTATCGTTTCTTTGCCTGTTGTAATGAATCTGTTGTCACTAATGATAATTCCTTCGGCCCTTATACTTCCATCGTCAGGTGGTGCAATCATAATCGCATTATTTCCAGTTCCACCAAAATATGAATTTGTAATTGTACAATTTATTAATAAGTTTTGCGTATTGGGCTGGAAGAATACGCCTCCGCAATTAAATATATCAAAATGGCACTGCTCAATAATACAATTTGCTCTATGCACAATAATCGCAGAAGTGCCAGGTTCTGGAGGGTTGCAACTAAAATGGCACCCACTTATTGTAACTTGTTCTGCTCCAACAGTTATAATACGTGCTTGAGATTTAAAAGAAATATCTTTAAGTGTTGTATAATAGGCATCGCTTGTGATATTAAAGCATTCTCCTGTTGAAATAATTTGTCCTGACCTTTCACCCCATATAGTCGTAGGCGCATTTATTTGTATTGTAGATGTTATTTTGTATTTTTGCGCCATTAGTACAATGAATTTGCCTGACGATTCTGTTATTGCTGCTTGAATGGCATTTGTATCGTCTGTTATACCATCCCCAACTGCACCATACTGCTCTACTGGAACAATGAAAGTTCTGCCCAATTCATTTAATCCTTCGCCTTTTACTAATACGTCATAAATATTATTATTGTGCTTAAATGTTATAAAGTCAAAATAATCATTTAATTTTTGTGGCTCTTTATAACTAAGTGGTTCGACGCTATCAATTTTAGTCTGCTTGGCGCTCTGCCAGTTGTTATTGTTGCCTGTTAAATTAATTACATATTTTGTGTTAATATTTGCCAGCAAATTGTTATTGCCTGCTGCTGTGATAAAAACACCATCGCTAATATCTTTGCACAACACATTACAAAACTCGGAATCATTGCAGGCGTCCGCAGTAATACAGTGCGCACTGTCACGCAAAATTACATTGTCAAACAATGCCATGTCAATCGTACCATCAATCAGATAGTTTTCTTCTACCTGATTTAACCGATTGCCATCTAAACAAATGTTGCGTACAGATTGATTGATAACACCTTGTAACAATGGTGTATTTCCGCCACCTTTAAGGACAAGGGATGTATTGTACCGGTCAGCACCAAGGATTGATGTTTCTGTATTGATACTAAGTGTCCCTGTCAGGTATTTTCCAGATGGGAAAAATACAACTGCACCGCCCTGGCTGTTGGCATAGTCCAGGCATGCCTGAATACTGGTTGTATCGTCTGTTACGCTGTCACCTTTTGCAGGCGTAATACCTTCTGGCGGAAACTTTACATTGATAATGGTATCCATCAGCACAGAGCCTACAATTTGTGCAAACTCATCAGAGTTTACCGTTTCTTTAATCAGCTCTTTTACATATTGCGGAATATTATTGTTATTTTCAATTACCTCATTTAATTTGCTGGATAGCTTGCATACCAATTCCATATACGATAAACTTTCGTCATATACCAATGGCAGAACCTTCTGGCAGAAAGCCCTTGTTGTATCAACAATATTCCATCTTTCATCAATTGTACTCATGCTATATACCTCCTTACCATAACTGCATAAATAATTCTTCCAGTTCATTGATTACCATCATATCGATGTTTAAAAATGTCTTTCGATATTCCAGTAGCATTTCGCTGTCTGTTCTGGTGCCGGGATTGCCATAGTTGTGCTTTTCATGCTCCAGCTTGTTTTCCGTTGTCTGGTTAGTGCTGGTGTGCTGCTCGTTCTGGTCTTTGCTGGCACTGCTTGCATAAAGATGGCCTTTAATATCAGCAGTTGAAAGATTGCCCTGCGGAGTATCGCTATACACGTTAAAATTATTTGTGTTGTCCTGCATCGTCCCGTTAAACTCGCCGTTGTCACTGCGCTTGAACGTTTCCAACAAGTCAATACGCGTCAATGGTTCAACCTTTAGCAACTCACTTTTATAAAGTTGGTTGTAGTATGGCATGATTTCTGCCATTTTTCGGTTTAAAAATCGTTTGAACAGTCCAGCTGTTTCCAGCCCAATTTCACGAAAATAGTAATGCTCAATTATTTTATTATTGAGCAATTCCCGGTATCCTTCGTCAAAAATAGGATAGCTTTTTAGGCCTAGGTTGTACCCACTTTCTACAATATATCGCAGTTGCGTGGTGTAAGTACTCATTCAACGGTACCTCCCATCGTTTGGAATCCGTTTTCGTCAATCTGAAAATCGGAAATGTCGATGTTCTGGTATTCAACATCAATGTCAAGGCCAAACATCTGATTGATTTGCTGGCAGGCAAACTTTCTGGCGTTTAGCCTGGTGTACCGATACATTGCTGCAATACTGTTTCCGCGCTCGACCTCTGCACTAACAAGCCGTTCCTTCTTTTCTTCGTTTACACTGTCCACACCTAAGAATGTTAAAGCCTCATACCAATATTTGCGCTTCATGTTATACAGTCGCTCCATTTTCTCGCCTTTGTCACCAGGTTTTAAATCGAGTACCTTAATTCCTGATGTATCAATGTCCTTGTTGCCGAAGATAAGTGGCACATTTCCGTCATACTTCATCATAAGGTTTTCCATGGTCAGTCGCTGTGATTCGGAGCAGGTAACAAAAGCAGGAATCCTGGCAGTATAGATTTCCGTGTCCAGAGTGCGCTCTAGCTCATATAGCTTTCGCGCATAAAATAAAATGCTGCCGTATGTCGGTGTTCGCAGATAGTTATTATAGATAATAACACTATTATATGCGTTATACCCCCTGTTATAGCCATTAGGGGCAAAAGCTCTGCGATAGTTTGGCACACCGTACACGTTTACCGTTCCACCCAGAGAAGCATTGCTTACAAGGTAGGCATCTGCAACATCATCATAGCTAAACAAAGCATAGCCATTTACATTGACGCAATACTCCAAAAAACGTGGGTCAATCTCCGATGGCAGGTTTATCCAGTTGTAGCTGTTTACTGCGATATCAAGCAGGCTGTAAAAATAATGGTTGAAAGCCCAGTTGTTTAGCTCTGCGCTCTCCCATTTTGTAGGCAGGCAGGCCTTCATATTTTTGTTTTTTCTGCTCAAGTTGTGCTCATCCCATTTTGTAGGCAGGGAGGCCTTCATATTTTTGTTTTTTCTGCTCAAGTTGTGCTCACCCCATTATCTAATTCATAGTTATTGACTTCTGTTGCCGTGTGCCAGATTGTGACCCCTTTGTTAAAAATTGATTTTAACTTTGTGATGTGCTCGTCCGGGAAGCTGCCCTCAATATTGCAGTCAATTGTCTGGATGTAATTCCAGTGCGGTCGGCTCTCCAGGTTTGGAACTGCAAATCTGTTCACTTTATATCCGTAAAAGTCAAAATATTTATCAATTTTGTACGCATATCCTTCGCGTATTCTTATTTTATAGAAAAAGAAGTTTTGAAGCCCCATGCTTACATTTACGCCCATTCCGCCAGTGCCTCCGCGTAACTGATTCGGCACAATAGAGTGCTGGTACACGTTTATCATGTTTTGCTTTATGGCGTCTTGAGAATTGCGGTATGCCTGATATGCTTCTACACCCTCATTAGCTGCGCTCTGTATTCCTGCAATGCCTCCTCCAGTCAACGCGCCAATTACGCCACTGATACCATCAACGATTGTATTTGCTGTGCCCTGGGCAGCGTCTATGCGCATGTTACGCTCAATCGTATTGTTTTGTAGCTGTATGCTAGCGCTGTTTTGAGCAAACCAGTTGTTATAACTGCCATATGACCATTGGCACTGCGGATAGTTGTTCAGCGTGATAAGCTCATTATAGTTCGGGTTTCCGGATGGCGTTTTCTGATTCTTAAAATTAATAGGGATACAAAAAATTGAAGGATTTGTCCCGATAGCACCGCGCATTTCAAACCTTGCACGATATAGCCATTGGTCATTTTCCCTATAAACGCCACCGTCGAAATACTCAAACTCATAAATTGCGTTTAGTCCGTTATTGTTTGATATTGTTAGAAACGTGTATGGATAAGTGAACAGCTTGTTATTATGCGGCCGATAGGAGCCAAACTGCTCCAGCTGCCCGCCCATATTATAAAACGTACTTACAATGTTTTCATTGCTTATCACAACATGACTGTTAGGCTCATACTCCACAAACATTTTAGGAAACATGAACATAGAGGAAACGGCGTCGCCCTTCCCGGCTCCATCAAGTTCGTTAAGCCAGGAATTGAGTTCCTGCACTTCTGAAGTTTCATATGCAAAAAATCTGGCGCCTGAATAAATATTGTTATAAATGGTGCCCACAACATTTGCTTTAGGCGTGCTGGTTGTTGCAACTATAATAAGGAAATCTTCAAGTTTGATGTCATTATAGCTTGTGTCTATTACATATTCCCCGAAATCCAAGTCCTCTGGAACAAGGTGATTGCCTGGTGTATCGTCCTCTACATGTTCCCGCAGAATAAAAGATTGCTTCCATTCCATCTCTGTTAGCCAGGTCTGGAATACATCTGTCTCAATGGTTACCCAGGTCATTTCCGGGTTTGCATATTCCAGGTCCGTGATAAAAGCATAAAACCACTTGTTAGTAAAGTTTTTGTTCTGATACATCACGTAGTTGCAATCGTATAACTGCTCAATGTTGACTGGCACTCTGATTCTGCGCTCCATGCGCTGATACGAGAAGTCCGTAAACATGTATTTTGTTTTACCCATGAAATAGGCCTGTTGAGCAGACAATCGCTGCAGCTTGCTTGTTCCAGCGCTTGCAAAGTCAATCGTGTTTCTGTAGGTGTTGTCCAGCGGAACATTATATAATATCCTGACTATATTAGCCGGCTCAAAATCTATTGCCATTTGCTCACCTCAATTCCAGGCGTGAGCATAACGCCCACGCCCTACATAAAATTAAGATACTACTGTTACGGTTGCACTGCCGGCCACGCTACCGCTGTATACGCTGGTTGCTGTCACTGTTAATGTTGGGCCTGCCTCGTCACTGCCTAACTGCAGCACGCCAGCTGGTGTAATGGTTGTGCTGTCAGATGTTGCGCCCGATACGCTCCAGTCAACTGTTTTATCTGCGCCACCTGTTGTAGCTACATTAGCAGTAAACTGCATACTCTGGCCAGCTAACAGGCGGGCTGTTTCTGGGCTTACTGTGATACTGTCTACTTTTACGGTATCAGTAGTAAACAGCACGCAATTTGCAAATGGGGAAATGCTGAATGTCTTCCAAACGTGCAAGAAGTAGTTCCAGTACAAGCCCTGGCCATTATAATTTTCGGTAAACCAGATTCCGTTGTCAAACACCATAAAGAAGTCTTTGTCCACCAGGGCTGCGACTGCTCCGGTCAACTCTCCAAAGTTATCAATGAGCACGCGCCGGCCCATAAATTCGGCTTTTTCCATGTTGAACGCACTTGCCAGCACTTCGACATCCATCACAGCATCAAATTTTGCATCAACAATTAAAATCTGGTCTGGCTTTTTGGTATAAGTAGCAGCACCCTGCGGGTTGTATGTCCCGCTCATAAATTCCATTGCATTTGAAATGCCTTTGATGGTTGTTACGATACTCTTTGCATTTTCAGAGGTTGGTGTTGGTACATTGACTGCGTAAAAGTGCCCTTCGTTTGCCCATTCAACAATCAGCTGTTTCATGATTGTAAATTCGTCAAATTCAGAGCCACTGTATAACGATTCCACGATGCGGGAAATCAAATCAGAAATCCCTTGATAGGACAGGAATGCCTGGCGCAGCTGCTCCACGCTAATGGTCACTTTGTAGAAGTTCTGGTAGTTCAGTTTGTGGAACGCTCCCAGTACATCTGGCAGTTCACGCTTAAATACTTCGCTCTCGGCTGTTTCGGGGTCAAATTCGTGTGCTTTTGCGATGTTTACAAAAAATTCATCTACTGTTTCGCCGTATTTCAGCACACCCTTCTTAAATTCCCGCAATGGGTTTTTGTACATTTTGCTCGTAATAATTACCAGGGCGATACGGTTTACCAAGGCATTGATAAATTCATTCATCGTGGCGGTATAGTTGACAACTTTATTCCCGATGTCCGTCAAATTGTCTCTGGTTGCAACTGGCACTCTGTTCTGGTAGTCCAGGCTTGCATTATTGCGAATTGCATTCAGAATTTTAATAACATCATTCGCGCTCTGGTATGCAACTGTGTTTGTATTAGTTGTTGGCATTATTAGTCCTCCTTATATAAGTCCTCAAAACTCATTGGGTTTAATTCGTCTTGCTGTGGCTCTGGTTCTGGTGCTGGTGCAGGTTCTGGGTCTGCAATTCCTGTGCCAGAGAAAAACCGGTCAATGTATTTCTGTTTATAATTGTCGCGTTCCTGCTCAACTGCTGCAAGTTTTGTTTTCCAGCCCTCTTCATCTGTCAGTTCTTCCACATATTTATATTCTGTCAAGGGAGCAAGCGCTTCCAGACGCTGCTCCATGTCCTCCGCTGCTGCCACTGTTGAGCGCAACTGCTCAAACTGCTCTGCTGTAAGATTCTCCAAAATAATTGGCATTTTATCAACTCCTTATTTTTTAGATGTGTTTACATCGCGATACTTTTTAACTCTGGTGTCAACGTGAACAAAACCTTTGTTCGGATACAGGATAAGCCCTCCCCAGGTTCCAAGAACCTTGTCCAGGTACTGATATACAGTCAAGGGGTTTTGACCCGCAACTACAATGTCGGCTGCACGGCCCAGGCAATGCTGGCTGCCTCCTGCTCCACCTACAGATTTATTCCAGGAATCCGTACGATACGCGGAAGTAATTCTTACAGGTTTCCCAAAATAATTCCGCAACATCTGCAAGATGCTCGTTAAGGTTGTGTCAATCAGGATTTTGTCGCTACCGTCATTGCAGGCAAATTCCCGCACCCTGAAATCATCTTCTAGGTATTCTGTTCCGTTTTTGCTCTTGCTGTATACTTTAATCATCTTGTGTCGCTCCCATTCTTTCGTACAATTTTGTAGTAATCAGCGTGTTGGCCTCAATAGACTTGCGCAATTCTTCATTGCTGGCAATCATGTCTTTTCTGAGTTCTGCTATTTCCTGTGCATGCGTATCATTTAGATATTTCACATAATAAAACAGCACTAAAACGCACACTATAGGAAAGCCCAATGTACTAATCATAGTCATTATCATGTCTGGCTCCATGCTATCACCTCCTCTCGCTAATAAAGGAATGGCGTGTACCTGACCGCTGCGTAAGGGATACCATCCACAAAATAAATATACGGGTCAATGGTTATCAACTCCAGGTTGGAATCGTTAAAGCCATTGAATTCTTTCCAGTCATTGTTTTTCATGTAAATCTGATAACGACTCCCGTCATTTGTCATTCTGTAATGTCTCAAATCGTTGAAGTATATCCACTGTCCGATCTGTGTTCCAATGTATACCGTCTCGGCACCCTCCTGTGTCACAATGCGGATAAAAAACGCAAGGCCATTTGTTGCAGGTGTTGGCGGGTTTGGTGGTATATCCGGCTCGCCAGGTGTTTCCCCTGTTGCCAGCTGGTTGTAGTACTTGATACAATAGTTACATCTGGTAGCCTGCGCGCTGCTAGACTGATCAGCTGGTCGCTCAAACTGCAGCATAAACGCGCTAGATGCTGCACATATATTATCTGTGGTAGTCAACGTCTCAATCAGTGATGTATATGTTACAAGTTCTGTCCACAAAAAGTTAAGCTGCATTTCCAAGTTACTGATGCTGTCATATCCATTTGCTTTCCAGTAATTATATAGGTTTTGCTTCCTTCCTGCACTCGTCCACTGGGCAAGCCCATAACCTGCTTTGTCATTGACAAACTGCTGCTTTGTGTATGCTCCGCTGTCAACCGCTACCGTGTAGGTGTTGTCTGTATAGCCAAGTGATGCTTCATAGGTATTTTGAAGATTCTTCGGATTTAGTGCACTCTCTGCAAACAGGTTTCCTATTACTCCTGCTGTTCCTTCTTCTGTCAATCCCTTTCCGACAAAAAAGTTCCAGATTGTCTGCTCATTCGCCATGTCTATTCTCCCATTCGTCAGCTGCGCATCCTGCAATGCGCATGATTGTAACAAAAAAGCACCCAACAGCAAAACCGAACCAAAAGTTCACCATTATTATCCCTCCTATTTAATCAGTTCCATTATTTCTCCCATGTAACCCTTAACTTCCTGCGATTCAAAAAACAGCACGCCCAGCGCATAAGCCTTTGCAACAGCCTTTAATTGAGCAGGCTTTGCGATTGCTGTATAGAGTGTATTAATATCATGGTCACTTGTGGTCAATGCGTATGACAGCTTACAACTTTTGTCCACGTTTTTGCAAGCATACCATTTTCCCTCTTTATAGTCTACCCAGATACCAATTGATGCACTTTTGTATACAATGGTACAAAAGTACCTGGCAGTACCAGGTTTCTTTGCTATAAATTTTGTGTCGTCTAAGTAAAACTCATTATCAATGGCGTATGCAGCATATTTTGTCCCTTCTATAATCTGGCCAAACCTGCTCTGCTTTTTCTGCTCTGCAAATTCCTTATTTGCGCACATCTCCACGACAATTTCCTTTGTTTTATAAAAGGCACCTTCTTTCGGAGTCTGCAATTTAAAGTAGATAAAGTATGGGTTGTATGCACTGATTGCATTGCTCAAAAAGTATACCTTTACGTTATTCCTGGTTCTTGCGACTGTCTCATAAAAGTCAAGAAAACTTTCTACCTCGTTAGGAAGGTACCGGATAAAGCCTTTCGGTATGATAAATTCGTCATAGATAATCATACTAACATTTGCATAATCCACAGATTTCTTTGTCAGGGCTGTTGATAAGTTGATAAGATATCCACAGGTTTCCCACTTGTTCTCATTCTTTTCTCCCTCTGGCACTCCTAGACGCATCTGCAGCAGTTCACCAGTTGTCCGAAACTCATAATCTGGATACACGTTCGATATCGTTTCAAAAAACTTTCCGTTTTTAAGTGGTTTTATCTCTTCCTTATAACGTCTCAAATAGATAAATTGTTCTCCGTTCACAAGGTACTGCTTGATACCTTCTCGCTTGCAAGCGTATGTCTTGCCGATACCGCGCCCACCAATCACAAAGTTAAATAGTCTATCGTAACTTTTTATCCTATCAATCTTCCAATATTTGTATATATGTATCACCTCCAGCTAATAGCGTGCTCATGCAAGGCACCACCCCACAATGCTAGCGGCAGGTTTTACCCTGTAGTGTCCGCTGCACTACATGAGCACCTTCTATTAACCTATTTTTATTGTATCATTTGTTTCGATTCTTGTCAATTCCATAAATATACCTGTTAAATTTATTGGATTCTTTTCTTCTTTCAGTTTTTATCTTTTCTAATCTTTCTTTAAATTCTGCGTATCTGGTACACTCTGCGTGGCAGCCTGGTGCCCTTTCTATACAGTCTTTGCAGCACTTGTTATTGTTTTGCATATTTTTGGTCCTCATATGCTTCATACGCTAGTTTACAAATATTGTCCTGTAAGATGCAGCTAATTACTAAATCTTTATATTTTTCATAATTTGTCATAGTATCACCCTTTCAGTTTAAAGGTTGTCTCCTGCAACACAATTCCACCTTTTACTTTCTTCTGTTGCAGCTTTCCAAAGTATTCTGTACCAAGCTCAAAATTTTTCCATGTAACAAGCTTATGACAGTTTTCTGGCAGGCCCGCACAGGTTACTTTAAGTTTTCCTTCTATTTCTTCTATATACGATTTTGCACGGATAAATTTCGCGCGTGTAAATGTGCTTTCATGTTTCCAGGCTCCAAGTTTCACACTGTCTATCTCAATGTTATCTGGCATTTCCGTGCCTTTAAGATGCAAACTATCTGTGTCAGCATAGATAAATCGTTCATAATTTGCCTGAGCACTTCTGATTGTTTTTGCCCTGGCATAAGCTGTGATTGCTGCTCCTATTGGCACATACATCATAGTTCGCTCTTCTTCCTCGCTTAATTTATACTTCACTTCCCCATTTTCGAAGTATGGGATTTTGCTAAAACCTGTCGGCCTAGACGCAAACTTACCGTATAGATTGTTTAGCATCAGTTTTGCTATGGTTCGCATGCCAGCATTACCTTTTATTGTGCTTTCATTTTTTATAGATATCCAATGGTCTATAAATTCCTTAAACAATTTGTCTGTTGCCTTAAACTTATAGCCTGCATGATATTCCAGGTCATACACATTATAATGCTCTAAAAATAATTCTAAGTCAGTGCAGGTCATACACATAGTTATTAGTTCGCCTTTGCTGCTCTTAACATATTCGGTTGGTATAAAAGCCAGGTTGTTTTTTAGCTGTATGGTAGGCAACATCCCTTTTTTAAGTTCAAAGCTGCAAGTCAGTATCTGGAAATAATAAGGATAACATTTGTCAGGCTTATATTGCCCGTAAAACTTAATTGGTGCCCCGTATGGCATTTGTTCATAATACATAACTGAGGGATAGAGACTATTGACATCAAAAACCAAACCTTCCTTCTGTTCCTTTCCTGTCTCTGTGTCCTTTACATATGTAAACGCGCCTTTATATGCCTGGCGTATTTCGCTGTCTAATTCTAAATCCATAGGAAACAGGTTCTGCCAGTTCTTTTCAATGTTGCCTGTTTTCTTGAATGATTTCAATGCTATACTGCCGATTGTCATACCATATAAGTCCTGGTCGATAAAATAGCGCAATGCCCGTGCTGCTATAGTTACATCATGATGCAGATATTCTCTTTCTTCTTCTGTCAACTGGTATCCTATTGGCCGTTTCTTATTATAATCTATTTCCAGTTTTTCTATTTTGATTCCAAACGCTTTTGGCATTTGCTCAATCCTTAAAGGTATTACCTTTGCGCTGTCGTGCAATTTTATTTTATTTCCATTTTTTCCTCCTTTGAACACAATTTCAATTTCATAAAACTGATTCATATCTGAAATCAGCGTGTTAAATGTGTGACTTTCCTTTTTGTTGCTGTATTCAAAATCTTCTCGGAATAACTCATACAATATAAAACTTCCATCAAACCGCAGGTTGTGAAACCATATTTCTGCATTTTTTAGTTTCTCAATTTGTTTCATAAATGATTTGATGTCAGTTCCTGTATAGTATTCATTCTCATTGATGCTCAATATAGCCCAGGCCCACACCCTGCAATCATTGGGATCGTTTACTGTCTCAAAGTCAGCTGTGTAAATCATAGCAGCGCTAACTCTGCGAGTAATCGTTCTTTTCTGTCTTCCAATTCAACAAGACTGTAAACAAACCCAAGGCTTAAAGCATCGTTTTCAATAATTGCGTCAATCAGTTTCTTCCGGTCAATTCCTTCTGTTGCTTGTAATATTTCCATGGCAGCAGCTTCCCCAAACTCTGCAAATAGCCCATTTGTCCAGTTGGCCAGATATTGCTCTCTTCTTCCTGTAATATATGATTCTTTTGCTTGTCTTTCCAGTCTGTCAACATAACGTTGCCATGCGCCTGGTTCAATGCTTTCCAGTTCTGGTAGTGGGGCGTTTTCATATTGTTCTACTTTGCCCATTCTTCCAGATGGCGCTTCTTTTGTTTTTCTAGCAGCAATAGCTCTTCTTCTGTTTATCGCGTTCCTTTTTATGTTCCATTCTTCCTTTTGCCATTTTGTAGTAGTTACACCATTTGCAAGCTGCGTTATATTCTCCGCGCCCTTCTTCATAAACCTTTCTACACTTCGTTTTAAGTTATTAAAGTCCTTTCGTTCTGTTATGCTGTCCTGCAAGTCTCTTACATTCAATCTTTGTGGCAAAAACTCTTTTGCAGCAGGGTTTTTCTTTTCAGTTCTTGTTATTTTGGCATTAAATTTTCTTACATAATTCTGCAAGTCTTTAATATCATTCTTTCTCCAGCGGATTGCCATTGCGACACCTCCATATTGCAAAAGGGGCTTTCGCCCCTCCTGCACATTAAACTATATTGTTTATACTGCTTCTAATGTATAAACTCGGTTTCCGTTTCTATTCAACTGTTTTACTTTTACCTTGACCGGTTCATGCCAGGTTGGCACGCCAAACACCTGCATTAGCTTTTTCAGGCTATTAAAAATGCCAAACGATGTGCTGTGGTATGTGTTTCCTTTATCGTCAATTAATACGATTCTAGGAGCGATAATTTTCTCGCCTGTTTCTTCTCTAACAATGGTTACTGTTTCACAGAAAATGTCTTTCACTGCGATTGTTTCTCCAATATGGTCACCAAGTGCATTTTCGCTGCTGTTCATTGCATTAAATAATTTTTTCTTTTCTTCTGGCGTTACTGCTTCAAAGCTGCAAAACATTGTATTGCGCTCTACAACCCCTGTTAATTCGTTCGCAAAATCCTGGTTAATAAATTCTGCTGGTACCTGTTCATTTACTTCTACTGTTTTTAATTCATTTGTCATAATTCATTTTCCTTTCTGTTTTTAAATGTTCTATATTTTGTTTTGATGAGCCTATACTGAGATTCTAGAGATGGAGACGACTTTTTCAACTCACTTTCGTTTTTATTTTTTCTGCTATGCTCATCAGTGACTGGTCACAGTTCCAGCCAGACGCCCATCTGGGCGTTTCGCTATTTGTAATCTTCCCAATTTACACGATATTTCTTGCTTAACATATCTGTATTGTATTCCATAAGTATATTACATTTTGTTGGGTCATTATAGCATCTGTATGCACAGTCTTTTTTATTGCATCCTCTGTGGCAGCATCTACACCCGATATTTCTTATAATGTAAGCACAACTGGTTTCTTTTAGTTGCATGTTGCAAATGTTTATTATCGTTTCTACTCATCCTCCTTGTCAAAATAATCTAATGTGTTTCAGCCCTTCCTCAATGTCAAAGCTGTCTGGATAATATTTTAAATAGTCTTTATAGGTTTGACAATTTCGTAAGTTAAATTTTAACTTTATTAGCCTAACTATAAGTTTATTTGTATCTTCTAATGTTTCTTCAATCTCTAATAGCATTTCTTCTTTCCTTATCAAAAATTCGTTATCTTCCATAGTGTAATGCCCCTTTCGAATCTACATATTCCACCCACCAATCACCAGGGTTGTTTTGGTCACCCAGGCATACTAAGTATCCTGTTGCATGGCAGTTTTCGCCATCAAATACTTTATCGTATGGCATTTCGTTTAACTTTCTCGTTTTCATTTTTATTTCTCCTTTACTATTATATGGATAAGCATCTTCGTAAATTTCATATTTCCATGACATGCCATTATAGGAGTGTTTCTTTATCCACTTTTCGGCTTCAGCTTTGTGTTGAACTCTTTCGGTTTGCTGTACTTATTTGGCTTTCCTTTAATATCAATAGCCAAACGAATAAATCCGTCAACCATGCGAACATGAAACATTTCTTTTAGCCCCTTTCGTAATTGCTCATTTATATCACACCTTTGTTATTTCCCTTTCATTGATTATAATATAACATAATTTCTCTTAATCTGTATCCCCTCAATTATTTATAGTTATAATAATTTTTTCTGTGAATGTTTTCACATAACAGCATTTCTATTGGAATGTATTTCCATTGTATCGTGTATACAATATGTACCAGGATCTTGCATTGATTGGATTGTATTTCCATTGTATCGTGTATACAATATG